ACGCAGTCCAGCGGAAGTAATAAAAAACATCGCCTCTGCAAGCTCTTTCGGTGATTTTCCTAATGCCGGGGCCAAGTCAAGAATCTGTTTCGACCATTTGTCTACCTGATCGCTCGAAACTCCAACAAGGCCGACGATCTCGCTCATAGATTTTTCAAAATCCGCCGCCATTTTTACGGCGATGCCGCTTACAGCTGCGAGCGGAAGCGTCAGAGAGCGAGTGAGCTTCTTACCGATCGCTGCCATTTTTGTGCTGATTGCAGCAAATCGCTGGGTCAGGGTTTGGGCCGCTTTCTCGGCACTTCGGATACCAGCATCATAAGCAGTTCCATCGGTGCGGAGATATAATACGGCGTCGGCTAGTTTTTCCGCCATTCCAGTTTAATCCCCATAGAGGCAAGCAGAGCCTGTCGCTGCTCACGAGACTGCGGCATACGCTCTGTGCGTTCTCCACCCTGGATCCTGTACCAGCCGTGCAAGATCCGCCGGCGTTCGCTTTTGTCCATAGTCCCACTTGCGATCGACATTACAGTCACTCCCTGGAGATTCTCCTCCACTTGTAGACGAGGCATTTGATCGGCATAAGCCCGTATTGTCCCGACGTTGGCGTCTAGCCAGCTTCCGATGCTTCCGCCATAGAATCGCTGGAGTCTGGGGAGGATTTCGTCCCAGGTCGCCGCGGATCCTCCCCGAGATTCTCCACGGCTTCGGTAAAAACGTTTATCACAGCAAATTTCTGTGCGTCGGTAAGTCGGTTGTAAACTTCATCCGGAACTTGATTTAATACCTTCCGTGCAATTCCGCCGACCAGCTTCTCTATTTTCCCGATGTCTTTCTCGCTGTTGCTGTTGATCAGCTTTGAAACGTCTTTTCCGACCTTGGCGATCCAGAGAAAATCCTTGAGCTTGAAATCGTCTGGAACCGCGAGCTCGTAGACCACATCGTCGATCTTTATCTTGGGACGCTCTGGCTCCTTGGTGGATATGTTGAGAAGGATCTCATCTTCCACGGGTTACTCCTTACGCAAGAGCGTCAGCGTCTTGAGCAACGAGCTTGCCGAATCTCTCAGCCTCGGTTGCAGCGTCGGGATCCTCAAGGGCCGTGAACTGACAGGCCAGGCCTGCAGCATCGCCCTTGTTGAACACCGGAGCCGGATTCTCGCTCTGATACACCCTGGGGACTTCATATTGCGTCGCCCAGCTATCCCCATAAGGAGAGACTAGTCCTTTGCACAAAAGAGCAAACAACGAAACGTCGCCGCCCTGCCTGAGATTGATGTCGCGGGTTCCGGGAACCCCGGATGCTGCCGGCGTATCGGTCGGGGTGACGTTGTTCAGGACCTTGCCGTACGCCTCCATCGACAGGTCCTCGAGCACAAAGGCGATCGTGAGATTCTCCTCTGTTCGCTTGACCTTGATTGGCCCTGTGGTCCCGAGAGTCCGCTTCTGGCTCAGAGTCTGCTCGTGAGTGACGGTGACTCCGTCCTCGGAGTAGTTCTGCTTGCCGTTCGTCCCGAGCTTGACCCAATTGCCCGCCGGTGTGTCATCCACGTCAGAAAAAGGCTCGCCCACTGGCGCCAGGTACACCTCAAAGGGTGACATTATGATTTCGTATGGTTTCATACCATCCTCCTACACAGTTGATCTTTCATCTGCATATACCGTTACTGATCGCACCCGAGCCGGCCATTCGGTTTCAGAATCATGCATCATAAGAGGACCTCCGCTCAGTGCAACGCCATGTAACAGCGTATTATTCGTCGTCTTGCGATCCAGCCCCTTCAGAGCATCGTAGATCGCCCGGTCCAGCCTTCCCGCCTCGTAGTCTGTCTCGCCATAAGACCAGATATCTACACGGGGTTCGGCGATCGGCGAAAATCGATTGTGCTCGATCCCGCCGGCGTAGCGCAACACCGCCGTCTTTCGCGGCATTTGCTTTATCTCGTCCCGCTGAAGGACAGCTCCATAGATCCGCGTACTCGCCAGGGCTGCGACTCCTGCATCCGCCTTGAGAAAACCGATCAGAGCTTCGATCACGTCCATCATGACAAATAACAGCCGGTCTCATTTGAATCGAGCCCTGGAGCATCGTCGTAACTTTCGGCACGTTCGCCTTGGCGTCCCGCACACAATCGGCCGTAATATTGTCGATACCTTTAGCGCAGGCCCTGAGAATCTTCTCTCCCAGCTCTTTGCCGTACCATCTAAGCGTACTCATTGAGCCTTACCTCCAGGTGATCCCGGCGTTTCAGCACCGCGTCGACGTGCAGCATCCCGAACAGTTCTTTTCCCAGCCGATCGGCAACATTCCTCACTCGGTCGGCAGCCGTTATATCCGTGTCGAGCGGTACAACCATCGTCGGCGCGTCCACAGTAACCGTGCGCTCGGCTCCGACAACCGTTCCCGCTTGCCTGAGCCACACGTAACAAGGAACCGCTGGCGCTATGATCTGCCAGTTTGGAGGACCTGGGTGTCCGTATGCGTCCGCCGAGGCCTGGTTTCTCTCGATCACCGCCCGCATGGTCATACGGGATCTTATGCCCACGACCAGCTCTCCAGCCGGGCGAGGATTTCGCTGCGGTGCGCTTCGTACTTTGCGCTCTTGGCGCTATAGTCTCCGATCTTCTCGCTGTCCAGAGCGCTGTACTGCGCTGCGAGCTTTACCAGGTCGACCGCTACACGCTTTCGCCTGTTCGTGTCGTCCTCGGGAACGTAAACGACCGTAACAATATCGCCCCAGGTGCTGCGGGGATTCACCCCGCTTGTCAGCCGTTCGATCTGCCGGCCTTCGTAGCGCAGCTTGTAGTCTGTCGGATCCAGCACGGTTGTCTGATAGCCGCCCCCGCTCCTGATCTCCTCGGTCGCGGTGGTGATCGTCTTGGCCCGGCGCGAGAGAAACAGAGCTGATGCAAGAATGTCGCCCTCAAAGGTATCGGTGCCCGTGGCGAGCTGGCCGATCCGCTCGTCGATCTCGCTCTCTGCGTCGTCGATGAGCCTCTGCACCGCAGCATCTTTCAGGTCGGTCTCGAAATGTTCCCGTAACTCATCGGTTGTCAGTAACGATGCCATCTCAGATCTCCAGTACGGCGACCGTCAGCCCGTCGACGTCGTCCAGGGTAAACTTCAGGTCCTGATTCCCATCATTGAACACGCTCGGTGGAAACGGCCCGGTGAATATATCTCCGGTCGAGGCTGGCACGGTCACAGTCAGCTCGGCGACGTCCAATCCCGCGACCTTCACAGGCGTCTGAATCGTAACCACACAGTCTACAGCCGCCGACTTTTTGAAATGCAAGAACACCCGTCCGCTGTTTCGGACCAGGTGAGTATCAGGCACAAGTAGGCTACCGTTGTACGTTGCAACGATCCCTGCGGGAAGTATTTTTTCGACAGTCAGTCTTTTATCTGCCATAGCTTACCTCTTTCGCGGTTTACCGCGTTTGGTTTCAGGCGGCAGGATGGCCTTGTTCTCTGCTGGTTCGGCCTGTTTGTCCTCCGGCTGCTTCGCTTTCTTCTGCTCCTTGAGCAAGCCGTATTGTCTGGCTATCACGTCCGGGAGTTCCTGCCCCTTGGCTGCCAGGAGAAAAGCCGCCCTCTTGTCGCCATCTTTCACGACTGTTTTACGGTCGGCCGCCAGATAAAGCCGTTCGGTTATTTTCATTTCAACACCTTCCCATCGAGCCTGTTTATGATCAGCCCGCTTTCTTCGACTTTTTTCTTAACAGAAGATTTTTTCGGAGGTTTAGACGGTTCAGGCTCTGGAGGCATCTCATCCTTGAGTAGGCCATACTTTCTGGCTAGTTCGTCGGGGATCTCATCCCCTCGCTTGCAGAAAAGAAACCGCCCGCGCCTGTCGTTCTCGTTCACGACCTCCGATCTGTCCTCTGTCAGATAGAGCCTTTCTTTTGCTCTCATAACACTCTCCTAACAAGGCAGAGCGGAGATCCGCCCTGCCTTAGTTTTACCGATCTGCTTTAGCTGGCCTACTTGTTGATGTAGGCCATCACCAGATATTCGAGGAATCCGGCGTTTGTCGCGTTGTCGATGCTCAGGAAAAACGGCTCGCTCATGTACGGATGTACGATCGATAGCCTGCCTTGACCTTTCCTTGTGACTACGCTGGCCGTCAGACTGATGTTCAACACGGCTCCATCGGCTACGATGCCGAAAATCATCACTTTGCCTCCGGCTGCAATAGCGGTGCCTCCGGCTCCTGCATCAACACCGGCGATGTTGTTCGTCAGGGTGATAGCCTTGACGGCCAGAGATGCGACTGTATTGAATTCCCAAGTACCGTCGGTCAGTTGATAGGCGATGTTGTCGCCTGAAGCCGTTGCATTGCCTGCGGGATCCGTAGGCGCTGTGACTACGTTAACAACCTTCTGGCCCGACACTGCCAACGCCGAAGTCACGTTGCGACAACTTCCGGGTGTTGCGGCTGGATCTTTTGCATACATGAAAGATGCAAGATGCCCCGTGGCAGCAGCCAGATACTCGAAGTCGATCAGTGCAAGCCGCGATCCGTCCTGCGCCGGGATCTCCTCATCGATGGGAGTATTGGCAGCCTCCGTGTGGTAATCGTGGGTTAAAAACCCATAAACGTGTGCTGGTATACCCATTTTTCTTCTCCTAACTCATTCCCGTTTTTGTGCGAATCGGCTTTATAGCCGATATCCTAGAAGTCCGTAATTACGCAGAATGCCGCTGGCCGATAGACCGGGAACGCCATTCTGATGTCAGCCCGGACCGCCTTCTTGTTGTAGATGAAATAAGTG